ATTTGCTCGTCATCTTTTAATGATGCTAGTTTACTTATTATTAGTTGTATTTGATTGTTTAGTTCTTGTATTTGGGATTTCTCCTTTTGAACTAACACTTCGTCTTTGTTTTTTACTTTTGCTTCAAGCTCTCTTCTTTTCTGTAAAAGCGTAGCAACTTTCGCCTTGTCTTCCACAGATATATCTAAGTCATTTACTTCGCTAGAAACCTGCTGAACCTTATCAAATACGTATAGAGATTGCTTGGCATCGTTCTCGGATATTGTACCTGCTTTCACCTTGCGATCCAAGTCCTTAACCAACAAATCTCTTGATTTATCAAAGCTAGCAATAGTCAATTGCTCAGGAGTCACATCCTCTGCTACGGATACATTGAACACATTGTCCAATTTCTTATCTGTATTTTTTAGCGTTTGCTCAATCTTTACCTTAGTGTCATAAGATTGCATCTTCTCGCCAACTATCTTCTTGGCTTTCATCGCTGTTATTGGCGTAGTAAAAGCAGCACCTGCCCCAGAACCAACAATAAATGCATCGGCCGCACCCTCAAATGCTGGCCTTCCAGTTATTACGTTTTGAGTTATTTGCGTAGCTGCTTCCTCTATACCCTCACCGACCAAACCAGCAGGAACTCCATACTTTTTAATGGCGTTCTTATATACGTTGGCTATGCCATCCCTGAATATTGTCTTGGCTTTTTCTGCTCCTTCTTTCTTTAAGATATCCTTGTAAACTTGACCTATAGTACCAGTACCCAAAGCTTCGAACACAGTCTCAGAAGATGCCATACCCAACGCCTTGATTGTTTTTTCAATCTCAGGCATATCTGGATCCATCTCGCTAAGCTCTCCTCTTTTTTCTTCCAGGAAACCAACAGTACCTCCTGCAACCATTTGAGCTGGCTTTGTCATTGCTCCACCTGCCATCATAGCTAAACTTACTGGCACTGATTGAGCTATGTTTGTAGTTAGTAATTCAAACGCATCGCCATAGTTACCCTTAACTATGTTATCGTAGATACCAGAACTCTCGTATCTTTCTTGGTTGAATTTATCTATACCTGATTTTATATTCTTCTCTTCTTCATTAAGCCAGTCAAGAACAGAGTTTCTAACTCCAAGATATTCCTTTATTTGGTCTGCGTTAGTTGCTACATCCCAACCAGTAGCATAAGCTATTACGTTCTGAGGAATGGCTAATATGTTAATAGCTGTCTCAGGGATAGATGCTACCATCTTATCCAATGAGTTTACACCTAGCACTACGTTATTGTACAGGTTCTCCCAATATCCTTGAGGCTCTTCCGGCTTGGGTGCCTTCTGATAGGTTGGGGTAGGTGGTTCTAGGTATTCCTTTACGTCAACGCTTGGTATACCTCGCGATTCCAATGAACGCTCCGAAGCAATAGATTCCAAAAACGGGGATAACTTCTCCTGGCTTTTTGGTTGCTTTGGCTTTTCGGTCCACGGAAGTTGAAGCGACTCTTCTTTTTTTTTTACGGGTTGATTAAACTCAGGGAACTTGGAAAGCAAATCATCCTCGCTTGCGTATTGCCCAGCATTTGCTGTAGCTACAAACTCTTTTAATGTATTTATATCATATCCATTTAATTCTGGAAACCTAGAAAGCAATTCACCCTCTGTTTCATATTGCCCAGCATTTGCTGTAGCTACAAACTCTTTTAGTACTTCTTTGATATTTGGCATGGTTAATTATATTATCCTCTTGGCTTTGCTGTAGCTCCAAATGTGCCAACACCTCCAGGAGTTGGCGGTTGTGGAGTCGTTTCGGGTTCTTCGTAATTATCACTAATAAAAGCTTCAATATCTGCTTTTATTGCAGCGGCATCAGTTGTGGATTTTTTGGATTTGTAAGTATAAATCTTCCCATTTGGTGCTGTTACTTGTATATCATTCCCGGTTAAGCCACCTTTATCTTCAACTACAAAGTTGCTTGGTAGGAAAGACTTAAGAGTTTCTGATGCTACTCCAGACTCTTGAGTTATAGCCCCCAATGGCACATTGATTGTTTTTGGACCCCCAGTTCTGCCGCCTTTTACTGCCTTGAATTGTTCTTCAGTTCCGCCTAAACGATCGCCAGAGAATTTTGAAAGTGTCCTGTCATCAGATACGCCTGTGAACTCACTACCTGACCTAGCCCACTCGTCACCTCTAACTGGTTTGCCATTCTTGTACAATGGGATAGTTCTGTTTAACGCAGAGTTGCTGTAAATCAACTTTACATTATTTGGGTCAGTAAAATCAATATCTATAAGACCCGACTCTCTTGCTCTGTCAGTACCAAGTATACCAGCTTTTGCTGCCTCTTTACCAGTAGCTGTTGGTGCCTTGTATATCTGTTGCCATAAAGACAATGCTTCTTGTTTCTTTTGAGATTCTTTCCCTTCTTCAATAATATGAGCAGGAACCCAATCGTTTTGCGGTTCACTAAATGGAGTCTTCTTTATTTTCTTATCAATATAAGAACCAATGTTACCCTGAACATACTCTTCGGCCATTTTTTTCTGCTTATCACTGATAACGGGCATTAATGGACCGGTGCCATTTACGTTCTCAAATAATATCAAGTCACCACTCTTATCTGCTTCGTATTCTTTTCTGTCGAATACAGGACGGAATTGGTTCCCTGTAGTTGGGTTGGTCACCATGTTGTCAGCCAATAAGGATGCAGTTCTGTACCCTTCTCCAACCAATAAATTAACGGTGTCTTTCTCCCATTTCTTGTAGGTGTCTCTTAGCGTTGGGTCGGATATCTCTGTAACTATTCCTGTTCTCTTTATACCACCAGCTTTACCTATTTGCGTAATAACATTCTCGCCCAATGCATTTGTTTGTGCAATGATTCCTGAACGCAAGTCGTACTTGTCGATGCTTACATTCACTCTGTTGCGTAACGCTTGTAAACTAACGTAGTTATCACCCATCTGCTGAACGCCATCTTTGCCTGTTTTGCCTGTAGCCAAGTACACCATACCATTGGTAGGGTTGATGTATGGTACGGTAGTGCTTATGTTGGACAACGACTCGTTTAACGCTGCAATCTGTGGTGTCAACGTGGAAGTCTTACCAGATCTTACGCCTTCTTGAATTTTTGCGTATTGGTCTTGATATTCCTGCGCTATAGAAAATAACAAATTGGTAGAGTCTTTGCTGTTTTGAGCAGCAATCTTATAGTCTTTCAGGTCCATCTGACCAGACTTTAACAACCGGTCAATAGTCAACCGGTAGTTCATCATGTCGTTGGTATATCTCAAGGTCCACTCAGACGCTGTGGTGTTGTCTCCCTTGGGAGCATCAGCCAGCGTATTCATGTCCTTACGAGTGGCTTCGTCAATGGCCGCCTTCTTATCCTGTCTATCCTTGTCTATTTGATAGATGGTATCGCTAAGCCCTTTGCTTATCTCTGCCCAGTTAATCTGACTACCGGCTTCTCGTTCTGCGTATTTGTAGTATGACATTATCGGCTGTATATATCAAATGGGTTTACGTAGTTGTTTAATTCTAATGGAGTACCAGTTGGTAATCCGGGTATCAACATGGCTGATTGAGCAGCACTTACCTTGCTCCTATTTGAGAGTGGATCTAAATATGCATTTGGGTCTAAATCGAACTGAGCTGAATAGTTGTTTAATTCTAATGGAGTACCAGTTGGTAACCCAGGAGTTGTCATCCCTGTTTGAGCCATGTTTACATCTCCTTTTATTTTGAAAAGGTCACTACCTATAATATTTTTTATCAAGTCAGGACGTTGACTAAGGTAGTCTTGGAATTGAACCGGAGTCATTGCGTTTGCAATTGGCTTGCCATTAGCGTCTAGCGAATTGGCAGAGTACCCCACGCCAGACAGTGCGGCTAGTTCTGGGGAAGTGGCTGATAACTCAACTAACTTATTTTGTAATTGCTCTTGGCTCATGCCTGCGGCTGTTGCTTGGTCTACTAAACTCGTATATGCCTTAGCTCCTTGTGATTGTTTGTAAAGGGGGATTAATTGGTCCACCCCTTGGGCTACCTGTCCTATCTGCTGAAACGCTTGACCGGCTGCATTGGCTCTTAAAATCTCTGCATCCCTCATTGCTTTCTGTGCACCTTCCGCCTCGGATAAACTCACGTTAGCTGCATAATCTTTCAATCTGCTTTCTTCGGCTGCTACAAGTTGGTTTAAGCTTTGCATTTCCTTAGCCTGAACGTCAGCAATATCTCTTTGCATTTCGTTCTGAGCCATGGCTACCCTACCTGCCGTTGCCGCTGCTCCTCTTTCACTCTCTCTTCCTGCCTCAATAGCTTGAGCGCCACTTACAATGGCTGCTTCTCTTGCTCTTTCGTATGGGTCCTTGGTTAAAGACAACGATTCAAACACGTTCTGTTCTGCACGCTTCTTTGCTTCTTGTATCGCTAGGTTGGCTTGTTGCCTTGCTGCTGCTGCTGCCTTGGATTGCTTAGCCATTTGGCCAAACGACATACCGGCACCAACTGCCGATGATGTTATGCCAATTATTGCTGCTGTTGTTGCTGCCATATTATTAAAGTTTAATTATCATTTCTTGGTTATACTGGTCCCCTTGAGTGTATCCAATCTCCTCATACACCTTGATTAAAGAGGGGTGCTTTATCAATGCGTAGCAATAAGAATATCCTAACTCACTAGCCCACTCCGTTAACGAAGCAATTAGCAGTAACAAGGCATCCTTGCGTTGAGGTTTTTTATTGTATGTCTTGCTAGAAATAATCCAATCAACCCATGTTGCTTTTGAATTTGTAACGTATAGATAACCAGCACAAACCGGTTCGTCACCATCAAAAACAATCATACCACCTTCCCCATTTCTTGGAAGAAAGTCTCTTTGAGGTGCAGACCATCCCCAATCAGACCACCATTGTACCAAAATCTCGGTATAATCGTTAGGCGAAAGAGGTCGGACTTGCAAAGACATATCTGTACAAAGATATTACATTTTTAAGGATAACTTTTCATGACCTCAGACTCAAGTGCAAATAGCTCTACCTTGCTAGTGTTATCATTGGTTAGAGTGAACACACAGTAGTGCCCAAGTAACCCATGAGACTCAGCAACAGAGTTTTTTATGTACATAGTATAAGGGTTCTGAATAGATGGGATACCACCACCAGAAACAGTCGTGTCAACTATTAGTTGATTGATGCCATTCTTCAAGTCGATATTGATATCAGTTATCTCTCCAAACAAAATAGGCGTAGAGTAACTTGGTGGTAATGAGTAATATAAGTAATCTCCGATAGATACAATACTACCAATGGCTATGGCATAATTAACAACCACAGCAGAAGGCACAGTGGAGACAATACTCGTACTACGTCCAATGCCATTTACAGACCTTAACGGATACTCGGATGTGCTTGCCGGAATAACTCCAGAATTTCTGATAAATGAGAAGTAAGATTGCTCTTTCTTTTCGAAGTAACTCGACAATGCAAAACCTCCAGACTGTAGGTCAGTGTACAATTGAGCATCCCAAGCATCATCTCCTTCAATATTTAGTGTTTTGAATAGCTTGTTAATCAACGGAGATTCATTGAATACACTTGTGATTGTGGATTCAGTGAATACTCCGTAGAATGTGCCTCGTTGTTCGTTTGTGTTATGGCGATATAGATTACCTCCTTTGAAACTGTAGAAGTAATTGTTCATGCCAATCATAAAGTCAGGATTGTAGGAGTAAAACGATACCCATCCTTTTGAACTTGGGCTATATGTGAGGGTGTAGTTTGGCATAGTTTAATTATAAGCAGATACTTCCACAGGTTAACAATATGATATCTAAGTTAGGGTAGCTCATGCTTCCGACCAATGCACAGATATTAGCTGAGTCGCCTGGGTTGATGTTTAGTGATTGTGGCGCACCAGCACAGTCGTCATAAGTAACTGTCTGTATTGACAATGTGTTATTAGTCAATCTATAAGTTGCACAACAATCAGCACAAACGTCACCAGGGCTAGTACTTACTATGGTTTCAGTAGCTGTGGTCCCTGTGTAGGCTAATACTTCCCAGCAACAATCGCTTTCATCTATAGTACAAATGGTTCCAATTGGTATTGTTGATCCTACATAAGAGGCAATTACGGTTTCTATATCACCTATAGCTGCACAGTTTCCTAGCAAGTAGTTACCACCAAAAGTACATGGGCCAAAAGAAACAACTACCCCATTGACAACTCTAAACCAATTGTTCGGGGCTGGTACATTGGGCGACTGATAAAACCCATCTGGTAAAGGATTCTGCCCATAAGGGTCTGAGAACACCATGTCGTACAACCCAATCTCGTCTCCAGCTCCACCTACTTGTACAAAATAATAAGTTTGATTTACCGGAGATGAGCATGCGCTAGTAGCTGTACCTCCACCTTCACTACTATCAAAATCAGGAAGCAATGCAGGACATGCAACGTCTACTGTGAATACATCAGGGGTACCGCAAAGCACAATTATATACACCCTTACATCGGTTGGAGTTGCAGATACTTTTGGTATTATCATTTTGCAATCTCCTGGAGGTCCGAGTGTAAGTTGTAATTGAGGCGATATTACTGTCTCGTTCCTTGTATATGCGGTAGGATCAAAGCTAGTGCCCCCATCCCATTTGTATACAGGTACATCTAAATATGGGCTGTTAGCAACGAGACCGCAATTATCGGCTGTGTCTCCAAGATAAACAGGCAGTGCCGGTGTAGCAGATGCTAAATATCCAAAGTTTTCAGATACTACAGATGAGTAAGAAGCACCATCATATACCGCTACAATACCAACAGGAACATCTCCTGGGTTGAATGTTATCTCGATAGCACCGGTTGCTGACCCTGCATCTACATCCAATGTAAATACACCTGGGTTACCCGATGGGAAAGTAGACCAAGTTACCCCCGTTGCTGGACATTCTGACGTACAGAATGGGCAGGATTGTTGAGGTCTTAAAACGCAATCAACCAACTCTCTAACTACTAAACCATCGGAATAGAATCCGTTTGGCGCACATATAGTCATGTCGGGATCGGTGAACACCCCCGTAGCGGAAGCTAACGAGGGTGCATTCAAATAATATGTTGAACTAGTAGCCATTTCTTTTTATTCTGTGCAATTACAACAAACATCCTCTATATCGACACTAGAGTAACACAAATCAACAGTGGTGGAGGCTCTGTAATCCCATATCAAATATAGGTAATCTTGCAATGTACCTGCGTTAAAAGATGCTTGGAATATATTGCCCGATTGTATGATTGGTGTAACATTGGTGGACAATCCCAACAACGTCAGTATGTTCGCTGAGTTATTGTTGTACAATGTGTTAGATGTGTGATATCTGAAGTTGTCATTTAAGATATCGAAGTCAAACGTATCCGGTGGGATTTTGTTTGAGAACATAAACACATCGCTGTTGTCAACTGGTATCGATCCAAATCCTTTAGGACCAGTAGTTGCATTGTAAAGCGATACCAACGGTACTGAAGATCCGGAAGCAAACTCAACAAAGCTGGTTTGAATCGGAGATGTATATGTACCTTCTGTGTATCTGAACTGTACGTGGTTGGTCTCACCTGCATCGTAATCATTGGTTAATACAATCTGTATTACAGTCATCAATTCTTGATTTGGGCAATTAACCAATACAGATAATACCACATTACCATTAGCGGTGATAGATATATCAGCTTGGTTTACATTGTTCACACTCTTGTTGAATGTCAATGTACCGCTTGATGAAACTACACCAGTGGTTACCGTGGAAGAATTATATGTAGCAGACAATAAGAAGTCGTCTCCTGCACCAATTGATATGACATTGTAGTCAATGTTTACATCCCCAACAAAAGCGCTTAGATCAACGCAATATTGGATGACGTTATCTGACATGGTGAATGTCTGCTGAAGACCACAAGCTACGCACTGAGGTGGCTGAGGGATATCCTCTTCGTTGATTGTTAATACATACTCGTTCATATATGGGTCCCATCCGCCCAGTTTCTGAGTCGGAAAGGATTCAATGAACGTGCTTCTAAACCAAGTACGCATGCCTAGTTCAGATGCTACCACCAATTGATCTTGCGCATACGAGTTACCAATCAATTGGATTACCGCACCACGCTTTACATCGGTAAAGAACCTATTGAATCCCCAATGAATGTAACTTTCAGGGTTAAAGCTGATTCCGTACTTTTCAGTTCTTGCTATTTGCGTCCCCAACACTTCAGGAATAGCAGCGATAGAACCTCCAACGCCAGCATCAGATAGAAGGTTCTTCCCGGCAAGAACATAAGATATTTTATCTTCTTGTAAAACGAGTACATCTGTTTCACGGGCATCAAGTCTTTGAATTGGTCCAAAGGAATCTTCACATTGTTTAAAATTTTGTAAACCTAAATTAAACTCATTGAGTTTGTTTACATTTGATTCATCGTAATATACACCACTATAAGTAATATCAGCAAACCGGTCTATGCGTCTGTAGTCCTGAGCAGAAACAGAATTAACACGGTTGCCTAAGCCAAAACTCCTGCCAACGATAGAGTCTCTAATTTTATAACTCTCTACGCCATTGCCAAAAGCATAGCAATTGAAGAACTCAGTATCGATAATAGCCGGGTCGGTTGCTGTTTGGTTTCCTCCCGGTACGTTACCCATATGGTATCCACCGGTAATAGGTAATGACAAGTTGTTCTCGTAGAAAACATCAGGCAATGCTTCGGTTGGTTCGGTCTCAAACACAATGAGATTCTCAGCTCTGAATATTTGAATAGTTGCGCTTATTTTAGATGCTCTCTTTTGTATGTTTATCCCATTACAAGCACGTGCGCCCGTCATTGCTAAATACAGTGCATTGTTAGATGTGTTTCTATAAAACTGAAAATAATTAATACATTCAGACGTAGGTATGGTGGTCGTGTTTGTTGTGATTGTTGAGATGTACTGCCCTTCTGGAGTGCATGCATCTCCCCCAGCGAACGCTGTACCGTCTTCTACAATTCTTGCAATATTATCACCATTAAACCAATCATACATATTATCGTAGTCGGCAGATGCCCTCATTGTAGCTTCTACTATATATGTCCTAGCTTCACAATTACCATCGCCTGCGCCAAATCCCTTTCTTTCAAATTGAAATGAAAATGTTATTCTGCTACCAGCCGGCACGGTGTAATCTACATACATACCTGAACTTGGGTCTGCTGGATCCAATATATTCATTGGGTATAATAGTATCGGATACTTTCTTCTTTCTTCTTGTAAGACAGTTTTTTTACCTGGGGCAATTACAGAGTACTCATCATTGATAATATTGAAAGTGCTTGGGTTTATCTTCATGTACACTCCAGAAGGAACAGAAATCTGAACACTGGGGTCTAATTGACTATTGATAATGATAAAGTCAGATGGTTTGGATTCTTTCTCTAACACAGTGGCGTAAGTGCAAGATTGGGTTGGTCCGCTAGTATCTGACTTTACAATAAATCTATCTCCTTGTTCTACTTTTTGAGCATTCTCCCCATCAAGCAAGAAATATACATTGTTTGAATCTGGGTCGGCAAAATATATATATGTGTATATGGTCTCATAGAAAGTATTACTTGGTTTAATTACAAACTTGTATCGAGTAGCCCAATATGGTGGCAACTGAGTAAATGGTATGGTAACCCGTATAGAGTTCTTTAAAGCAGAATTGCCACATGGTACATGTACTGTATTGTTCGTACTAACTAAAGCCGTACTAGCCCTGTTAAAATCGTCCATATACACAATGCCAATCTCGTAGTCTCTATTGCTATGCAAGCTCGATGGAGTTGTTACTCTTTGATATGTAACCTGAGCAAACTCTATTTGATAATACTCATACACGTTTATTGTGGGAGTCGTGGTACTATCTACAAACCTCATAGCAGGTAATTTAAAACTAACTATGTTGCTGCTAGTGCTCGTATCTATAAATATAGGCTCATTAAGTGCGTTTACGCCACTTTCAAATTTAGTTAAAGTACCAAGTGTTTGCGGTATAGCGCAGTTGAACTCATCGGTTAGTGTATTACCAGTACATGCATTTGCTACCGTCTGTATGTTAGCAGTGGTTCCTATTGCTTCTTGGAACTCTGTGCTTGTAGCTAAATCAAAAGCAGAAGTATAATTCTTATTTAGAAAAAAAGTAAAAGTGATGGGTATGTTTGATGTAGTCTCTCCCGGAGTGGGCGACCCTGAAAACGAATAGTGTTTAAACCTGAAATCAAAAGTTATTGAAGATCCCTTTATTAAATCAACATCTGTTAAATCAAAAGATAAGATACAGTCCCCTACTGCCTGCACCCCATTTATAGTATAAATACCTGGATTTGTGCTTGAGTCTAATGTTTCGTTTCCAACTTCCTCGGTAATCAACTCTGTAAAATATTCGAACATTACAGGATTACCATTGTCATCCACTAAGTCGTACCCCTCCACGTAGTTGCCATACATCAATCGGTTACCCATAATTGTCTGTGCCTTGGCTTGTAGCGGTACATTGTCATACAGCCTCAATATCTCCGATTCTGGCAATACAGTGAATATTTTGCTATTGCTAAACTGATAATTGTATTCAGCGTTATCAACCAATCCCAATTCAGATTTATCGAGCTTTTCTATTACTTTGATTGAATTTGAGTTAGCTTCCTTGAATAATAAATCTACACCAACAACAAGGGAATCCCCAGAGTTGTAAATGATATTTACGGTGTTAACTGCATTTATCATCCCCTCATTTAAGTAGCTATCCACACTAAAATTAAAGGCATCTGGCACAAATGCAGGCTCTGAAAACTGAGAGGTAGCAGAGTATTCGTTATCTGCATAGCGATATCTGTAAGCAAAACATAGGAACTTATTCTCCATGTAGTTCTCCTGTCCAGATGCAGATATTAATTGTATTTCTGGAGCAGACACTGGTGGCTTCTTGATAACCAATATCGCTTCCGGAGAAAATTGGTCTGTATTACCAACCGGAGGAGTGTATCCTTTGCTTACATTGATTACCCTCGGTGGGTTGTAGTCATCGGTAAAAAATAAAAGATTCTCAGTAGTTATACCAGACTTAATTAGATTAATGCCATTGATTAAGTACTGGGGATTAAAGTTTAATGTGGTATTTACACCATCGCCATCATCAATACTGATAACATGATAGGTCAATATACTTGTAAGTACGTTGAAAGAAACTATCAAATCCAATTTGCCAGTAGCTCCTACTGCAAAATCGGGATCGTGAACAAACCAATAAACGGTTTCTGCTTCTCCGTCCTCGTAAGCTCCTATGCATCTAGCGTTGGCACTTAATGCTGTGCCATCTATATACGTTAATGTGGTTAATGATTCGTTGCCCTTGGTGTTTTCTATAACGCCTATCTCCGCATTCTCGGTAGAACCCATGCGGATGTTCATTGCGTCTATGTATTCACCATCAGGTACAAGCCTCTCATCGAGAGACTTATTCATCTTACCTGCTATAAAGTTTCTTGTTATGTTAGCCATATTACTTTATCCACTTATCCATACCTCTCAAACTCATCAATAAACGACCTGGGTGTATGTTGCTTAATCTAATCTTAGCGTTCCTTAATAGTGCTGACTTTTCTTTTCTTGCTCTAGCTACAATGTATTCTTGTACACCAAGCTTCGAGTTTAGTATCTCATATTGGATGTAAGCATAAACGTATTTCTCAAATAACTTGTTTACAGTTATCAAAGAATCGTCTCCGCCTTCCATGCCATCAGATATGTATTCAAGTATGCATACTCGGTCCGACATATCCGAGTTAAAATTAATCACACCGGCTTTTCTGTCGATAGCAAAAGTGGGGTTTACGTTGGCAGTCTCCGTATTAAGACCATAACGCTCACCGAGTCCATATTCAAAATACCACTGCCCATCAATCTCCCATCCCCATTGCCCATCAAACATTCCACCTGGATTCATATAGATATTCTTCTTGGTGCCATTCAATCTCATGGTATCTATGTGTGAGTTTTGTGGCTCAAGGATATTCCCGTTCTGATCGAACAAGATATTGGCTTGATTGTCCTGCAAGTAGGCACGAGAAGAAAGAATCTGCACGTTCTCAGTCATTGGTAATAAGTATCCATCTTGATACAAAGAGATACGCACCCAGTTCACAAAGTCACTTGGAAGAATGTATCTCAAGTTGCTACCAACTGTGAGTTCAAGGACTTTAACCTCCTTGAATGCATCGTAGTTCAACTCCTGTATTGCACGCTTTGCGTGAAACAAAATTCTATATCGCTCCTCGTTGTTAACCAGCGAGTGATTGCCGGCATACATTAACTGAAAATTCTTTACGATATCTTGAAGGCTAACGTATTGGTATGAACCCCAATTAGCATCTTCCGGAGAGTTGCCATTGTTCTCATAATACTGATATGTAGATAGATAAGCCATGATTTATTATTGCTGTACGCTAAATGTGGGTTGTTCGTGAGCCTGCTGAGTCATGCCAAACTGAACCACTTCTGATTCCCTGATAGACATGCCGGCATATTCTAAAATCTTAGTTGCCAATTTGTAGACATAATCTTCAGACAATTCAAAGTCTTGATAGTCTGGTTGTGATTGGTCAAATACCGGATTACCTCCCGATATACTTACATACGTCCACTTGGGTGCGAATGGGTATCTAAAGTAATTGGCTATCACCTGACCAGGAGTTTTATAAGTAACAGGACTGATAGTAAGTACATCTGCTTGCTGAGTGTACGCAGGGAACAAAGATGATGGAGCAGTAAGCAACGATGTGTTCAACAAAGTAGATTTGCTTTGAGTCACCTTCTCTGCCTCTACTGCGTCTAACGCTTTTAATATCAAGAAGTTAGCAGGAGTAGTAGTAAATATATTCTTGTCCAATAAGATTGCAGTGTTGCTTGATACTTGAACCACAGAAGCAAATGCTCTTGTAGTGGTATTAACAACAACGTCACCTGGGACTATGCCAGCGGCTGTAAATGTAGCTCCGCTATCAACTAGTTGAAATGATACCACTGATGTATTGGAACCGCTATCTAAGATAGTTGGATAGCAAATCACTTTGGTCATCATATAGTAGTTGTCTCCAGTGGTAGAGAAACTTGGCAAGAAAAATACGCTACCAGCAAAGTGGCTCAATGGGTTGGTTACGTTAAATAGCTCCATGGCCTCTTCGTAAGTTCTCTTCAAATCTGCATAATCAGTTCCGGATGTCAATGTTCTCATTGAATACCGCATATTCTCCATATGGATTATCTTATTGTAGGCAGAAAACATTTCTTCATACAATTCCATCTGGGCCTGCTAAGCAAACAAATTGAAGTCTGATGGAGATATATAACCGTAATTGTTCTTGTTTAATATCGACAATACGGTATTTCTTACTTCGTTAATCATCTTATTGTTTAGAGCAAAGATAAATAAAAAAAAAGAGGGAGCATTTGCCCCCTCTATTTAAAGGATAATAAAGTTTAATACATCAAATCTAAGCTGTTGTCAAGCAGCTTCAATGCGTCAATACCTTCGTCAGTTTGTAAGAACAAGGCTACTTCAGTATACGGATCTGCACCATAAGGGATGTTCATCATCTTCTTTTTGTTGGAAGGAGTGTTAAACCAAACCTCTTTGTTTCCGTTTCTAAAATTCAATACCTTGCCATCAAAGTACTTATGTACATTGGCCTCTAATCTCAACATAGGGTCATTGATTATGCTTAAAAAACCTTTTGGTTCTCTCTTGGCATAGATTAAAATATCTCGCTTCAATTCAGCAGTACTAACAACTGATGGGTCTTTGCCAAATAAAACTCTGGCTACGTTTTCCAATTGTTCGATGCTAAGAGAACGAGCCTCAATCAAAGCTTCTACTTCCTCGTTCAAGGAATCCACTTCTTGTTGTGCATCCTTCTCGTAGTTAACCTCAGAAAATACGCTACCATTCATTGGATGGTAATGTAAAAACTGCTGCAATACAGGATTGTTTTTCTGTACACGTAACATACCGTCTTCAAAAATGATAGGTTCAACGATGGCGTTGCCGTCTTGCTCATCCTCGAATGGGGACTTTTGGTTTACCGCATACCGCAAAGGGCGATTGATATTTTGTTCTTCGTCAAACCACAATAAAGGGAATCTTCGTGTACTCCTAGATGGGATAGTAAAAGAAAGTGGTGACGAATGTAATAGTTTGTAGACTTTATCTACGGGCGTTGCATTTTTTTTCATGATATAATTTGATAAAATTTAATGTTCTTTAAAAAAAGAGAGTGCCGTTTCCGACACCCTCTCTCGCATGGAAACCTATTTACCGATACAGTGATTATTAAGCACCGTAGCGGAATAATACGAAGTTGTTAGCACCTAAAGTACAAACACAACGCTCTGATAAGAAGTTAACTTCCATAGCATCTAGGTCGCTAGTAGCAGCACCACCAGCAGAACCAGTGATCCAAGTCTTGTAACGTCTGTCTTCAGTAGCAGTAGCTCTGTAACGAACGTGCAAGAATGGACGCTTAGCGTTCTTACCTAATACTTGGTCATACACAGTAGTAGAACCAGCAGGTACTAAAAGACCAGTGATTACGTTAGCTGTGCTAGCACCAGTAGAAGAAGAAGTCAAACCACCACGCATGGTAGGATCGTTCAAATACTTCCAGTCAGACTTATAGAAGTCATAACCTCTACGGAAACCACTGAATCCTAAGTTCAACGCCATGTTCACATCGTTGTCAAACAAACCGAAAGAAGCAGCGTTAGAAGAACCAGAAGAACTGTAACCGTTCAAGGTAGCCAACATGTCATCGATGTCAAAGCTGAAGTCACGATTAACGAAGATTACGTTCTCTTCGATAGAACCTTGCTTATCCAAACGAGAAACGATAGAATCGAAGTCAGCTAAAGTGGTTGGGTTACCACCGCCCCATACGTTTCCACGATCGTTTACTACGTAGAATACTCCTTCAGAACCTTTGTAACCAGCAGCAACGGCACCAGAACCGCTCACAGCAGGAACAGCTTCAATCATAGCAGTCTCTAAGTAGTCTTCGAAACGCAAACGAGTTTCGTGCTCAGACTTTAAATACCACAAGAATCCAGAAGCACCGTTCTCGGTAGTTACTTCAATCCATCCGATCTGAGCCATGTCAGAACCAGAAACAGCGTACTTATCTTTGATGATAATTGGGCTGTTGTCGTAGATTTCGTCTTCAGCTTCTAAAGAACCTACCATTCCGTTGGTTCCTTTTTTGAATTCAGAACCATAGATGAAGATGGTGAAAGTGTTACCAGCAGAAGCATTGGTCATACCAGCAGCTTCGTAGAAAGCTACATCAATAGTACCGGCACTGGTGTTAACCGCAGTGATGATACCTTTGTTTTGAGTAGGACCAGCTACGTTAGGGGTGATTACCACAGTTTGTCCAACACGCAAAGCGATGCTACCAGCAGTCAAACCAATAGAAGCACGGTTAGGAACCAATACGTCATTGATTGTGAAAGTAGCAGTATCAGCACTAGTCAAGGTAGTGGTTGTACAGTTTACGTACTTGATATGCAAACGACCTTGCTCAGCCCATTTGATCATGTCTGAGTTGGATGGCATTTCAGCGCCAACCATACGCAAGAAAGAAGCGATAGTACGATTACCATAACGCTCAAATTCTTTCTCGTAAGTATCAGGAAGATACTGGTTCAAGAAGTTGAAGTCGGTAATATAATTAGTAGCTAGGGGTACCTGTTGCGCACTCGGCTGCAACTGAAAGGTAGGGGACGACAAAATTGCCATTGTTTAGTTTATTGTTTTTTAGTTATAGTTTTTTAATACTACGTATTTTCAATCCTTTGCCGGAATCAGGGTTCACCGTCTTAACCTGGAATCCTTCTTTGCTCATTGCTTGAGGAGCCTGTCTTTCGCTCATATTAATATTCTTAATCTTGCGATCCACACTTTCCGCAGCTGCCGACATACCCTGTTCATAGAAGTACTTGGCAAAGCGTTCTGGATTCATAGCCACCGCTAACGCTCTATGGTAACCTACTGCATCTTTAATCATCCCTGATTCGTCCAAGTACTTACTGATAAAGTTTGTTGGTGTCATCTGAGACTTCTTTAATTCAACAGCATCCCCCGGTGCGAAACGTAAAATTTGGTCGTTTACCTTGAACTCAAAACCTTTGAACTCATTGCTAAATACCTCCTCGGTCTTCTTTGAGAACCACTCACGTTTACGCTCGGCTTCTTGCTCCATAGTTTTCGCCTGCGATATATATTGCTTGTAAGCCTCTAGTTCTTCTTTCTCTTCTGGAGACATGTTTGCCGGTCTTGACTCAAGGGGCATTTTGTATTTCTCTTTCTGAGTATTGAAGTACTGCTTGGCTTCTGCAACCATTTTCTTCTTGGCTAGTTTGGCTTTCTTGATAGATGATTCGTCATCCAGGTCTTCGTCATACGAATACTCTTCCAACATCACATCGATATCTTCATCATCCAAACCAACCTGAGTTGTCTTGAAGTAACTACGCAATAATGAATCTGGATTAACCGAATCAAAATCCTCCCTCAACTTTAGGAAGTCATCGAATCCACGCCCAGTTTCTTTGCGATACTTCAAGTATGCAGATACATCTTCAGGAAGTTGTTCCTGAGAACGCTCTGCCATCAAGTCATCAAAAGAATTGATTTGCTTGTCGTAGCGTTTGCTTATATATGAAAGAACGTCTTCTTCTTTAAGTTCTGCCGATGCAGGCTCAGGGGTTGGTTCAGGCTGTGGCTCTGGTTCCGGTGTTGGTTCAGGCGCTTGATTTTCCAATTCTGCCTGATGTCTATTTAACAACTCCTCTTCCAACTCCTGAACACCCTTGGTCTCTACGGGCGTAACTTCTCTTACTTTTATTTCCATTTGATTAAATTTAATTTGCTACAAATTTATATATTTTTTTTAATATCGTTATTTGGGGTCAAATGACGACAAGTCAAACCCATCTAACGTGTCCTCTGTGGACTCGAAATTGATAGGTGGTAAATTGTTCTTGCGCTGATTAATCAACTTGGATTGCTCAGTGTTTTGTTGACTTATACGCTTAGCCTTGGCATCTTCTCTTTCTTTCTCTCTGGTAGAAAGGGATTGAACGTCCATGCCAGCAAGAGTCATGTTGTACTTGAACTCTTCACCCATCAACTGACGCTTCAATTCAGCCTCGGCTTTCATTCTTTCAATCTCAAAAGCAACTTCAGCTTGTTTGATTTGCATCTTGGTCTGACCCTCCATTTGAATCTTCTGCAATGCTGTCTGTGAAGCCATCTGTTGAATCTCCATTTGTTGTTGGGCTACCATTTGCTGCTTCATCATATCCATCTTATCCCTTTGCTCTTGCAACTTCATTCGCTTAACCTTCAATAGCTGGTTGGCCATCTTCAAGTTTTTGATTTCACGAATGTCGATTGCATCCTCAAGGTTGATATCGCCCTTAGACAGAGCCATCTGTATGTTGGCCTCAAGCTGCGCTCTTTCCTCTTCATCTGGGGCAATCTCTAAGAAGATACCAAAGTCATAGATGTATAAGTCTTTGATTTCGTTTAAGATAGAAACATTGTACTTACCAATACGACTGATGAAGTCATCTTTGAAATCAGCGTACTGCAAGATGTCAGCAACCCTATAGGTCAATGCCTCTGCTACAGACCTGAATATATACAGACCACCTTCCAATATGTGTCGAGTGGCTGTGTTTGAATTCAATGCTGCTAATTTCTGCAAACCCACCAACGAGTTAGGATCTGGCGTAGACGCATCACGAGCTTCGTTAAGACCGGTAACTGTACGCAGCATATCCATGTAGTGGTTATAGTTAGCAATAAGCATCTGAGTCTTAGCTGAACCTGAATTGGATGTCAACTGCTGGATTGGAACTCTAGCATTGTTGTAGTCCCCATCTTGGGTATAGCTTCTACCAATTACACTACCTGTTTGGAAGTATAATCTCAAAGCATCTTCTGGATTGTACGCTTGACCGGTACCTAGGTCAACCTCGTTAAGTCCATCGGCATCTATAAATACGCCATCGGGTACAGTACGAGCAATAACTTGTTGCAGTTTTAAGTGAGTTAACTGAATCAAGTCGGCAAATGGTATCATTCTGCGAACCAAAGACTCAATTGTTCCCTTGTACATTCTTGGAGCGCACGCCACGTAGTTTGGTAACGCATGCTGAGAAGAAGACTTAGGCCTAACCATATTTTGAGACATCTCCCATTTAAGGAGATAGTTGGTTCCCATTACCATCACACCCTCGTACCATACATCGATAGTTTTTTCAACTTTCTCGAACTTACCATCCTCCATCATGTCTGTTGGTGGGTTGAAGTTCTCATCTTTCTCAATGTATTTAACTCCTCCACCTTCTAAATACTTCTTCTTGTAAACTATCTTCTTGGTAGTCTTATAGTTGAAGTATAAAAGTGTGGTGGTATCACGGAAGAATATAGTGTTTTGGTAGAACTGAGCTACGTTATAGTAGTTGTACCAGTTCTGACTGCTCTTAGCGATTTCCTCCATCTGCTCATTGGTGAGTGTGGGGTCAATCTTTAGCAACTCTATGATAGGCAATGTTTTAATTTCGCCCCAATAGAAACAATCTTTAAAGTATGGGTCTTCAGTGTAACTGTAAACTACATTTGCAGGGTCTACATAAGAAACCTGAACACCGCTACCCAATAAGAACTCGTGCTTAGCCACACCAATACCAATAGTAGCCATATCGTAATCGATACGCTTTCTTAAATCCAAGTACTTGTTCTCGTCAAGGATTGTATTGATGGCTTCCTCTTCGGCAATCTCAATAGCAGGCTTATAGTTTAACTGCATGTACAACGATAGCTCCTCATCATTCCCTGGAAGCTCATCAGGGTCCATGGTAAAAGGATCAATGCCGGTTCTCTCTTTTACAATCTCTAAGATATCCTTAGATACCATCTGAGATTCTATAATGTCTTGATACTTAGTTCGTTTGGCTTGAGACATTGCGTCTTGGGCATAAGCCTTAACCTTGAACAATCTGTCAGACATACCGTTAACTACGATATCGACAAACTTGGGGATAACTGGAACCGGTGTCCAGTCTAAGTTTAAATAGGACAAGTCGCCATCGATGGCAAGTTCGTCTTTGTATTTTTGGACCGATTGCTCGCCTCTGGCGTATAATCTAAGTCTATGGAAATCTCTCCATTGACCGTAGTATCTGCATTGGTTACCATCCTTCCGGAACCACTCGTATTGTATTGCTTGCCCTATTTGTAAGCCGTATTCAAATGAGGCTTTTTCTTGGTCAGATACAAACTGAGTTGGAAACCCTGTGGCAGAAATATTTACTAAGACATCTTTCATCTAATTATTTCACTTATATCACCCTTGTTCGAGTACCTTGCAAAAGTAATGCTTATTTTTGATTCTTTTTTTTCAGGTAAATATAGGTGTTTTTGGTTTGCCATAATAGCAAGCCCTGAACTAATTGATGCGTCAAATCTTGTACGGTTAGAAATATCGAACTTGGCCCAGTCTTCAAGCGTTCTGTTAAATGGCATTGATCCTACCAAATCAGAGTCTCTGTACCTGCCCTCCATGTCAAAGCCAACATGCTTTTCTATGTACGACTCAATAGCAGAGGCGTGAGACTGTCGAACGTCT